GTTATATGTAAAGAACCAGGGTTTGCTGCTATGAAGGTGCTCAACATCCAGGGTGGCCTTGATGGCAAAGGATTTAACATGGCGGGTAAGATCCCGCTTAAGACTTCAGCCGGTATTGCCTTTCCTGGAGTCAAGTTGGACTACCTGACGAATGCTTACTCTGCAGAGCATGATGAATATCTCGTGTGTTTCCATGAGGACGATGAGATCTCAATGGAGATACGTGACAGTGTTTTTGACATTATTGAGCGTCGTGCCCGGGGAGAGGTCGGGCTGGTTGTCAACTTCATGTGTCCGAAGGATGAGGTGCTACCGATTAAGGAAAATGGGTTGACCAAGCCTCCGCGACACATCAACAAGACGGACCTCGCCCATACCATCGCTATGCGTATGTATTTCCAGCCATTGCTGATATTGCTCGGGTATGACCCCTACTCGTGTGGCCACTCGGTGGGTTTGGATCCCACGGTCAATTACCTAGAGATGATGAAGAGCCTCATTAATGGCGACATTGACACGCCGCTTTATGAGAGCGACTTGCAGAAGAGCAGTTTCATAGCCACTGATTACAGTGGGTTTGATTTGAGCCTTTCTGGTGAAGTTCTTGCCGCAGTTATGGACATCTTTATCAATTTGACCCATTTGCTAGACTATACGGATGAGGATAGGAAAGTCATGACCTCTATGGCCTACGACATCATCAACCCTTCAGTCGTCATGCTTGGCACTGTGGTCAACATTGCTGGCGTGAATACGTCCGGTAATCCTTTAACCACCATGATCAATTGTGTGGCTAATATGATGATTAATTGTCAGATTGCCACTATGGTCAAACACGATGTGTTGCGTGGGAAGTACATGGAGGACTACCCTAGGGAGTACTCTCGCCTCACGTTGGATGACGTCGACTTCGACCCCAGGAGGATAGTGACCTATGGGGACGATGTGGTCATTAGGGTCGAGAAGGACTCCAAGCTGACCCAGCCTGCCGTCATTTATTATGGCAAGCAACTTGGTTTCCAACTCACTGGGGCTGATAAGTCCGATGTGGTGACCACTTATGCACAGGACTTTGGATTTCTGAAGAGAAAGTTCAATTTCTATGTGGAACGTGATAGTCGAGAGATTGTCATGTGCCTCGCCCCGTTGGCCATGGATTCTATAATCAAGCCATTTGTTTGGGGTGAGTGGAACAAAGTTGATATCAACGACCACTACGCGGGCCTTGTTAAGTCCGCGTTGCATGAGTTGGTTCAACATGGGGAGAAGGTGTACAATACACATGCCCCCAACCTCTGGAACTTTGTTGAGGCGTTTAGCGTCGAAACTAAGCCCAGGAAGAATGCGTCGTTAGTCTTCAGATCGAGGCTTAAGTCTCGTTTCAGGAAACCCTTCCTCAGTTGGGAGGAGTCCATAAGGGAGAAGTACGGCCCTTCTTTGATTCGGACCAAGGGTGAGCTGTCACCGTCCGATCTCGAGTTGATCGAGTTGTAAACAGCACAGCCCTCCATGGCGATAAACTGGTTTTGTGTACCGTGCCTTAGGCGCGGATTTTTACGGCTTGGCTAGCCACAATTGTTGCACACAATAGAGAAGACCTGCGACAATCTTATTTGCTTTCAATCTTAATAATCAAGTGCTAGGGACCATGCATGCATACAATTATGGTCTATGCCCTGGACAAGATTCCAGTGCCTTTGCGGGGGGACACCCGCCTGTTCGCAGCAACAAGTACCCTGTGGACAGTAATGGTTGCTTGCCTGAGGCTGTGGTGGTAGAGCCACAGTCCAGTGAGACTTTTTCTACCAACTTGAGTAGTAATAATACTACTAGCCAGAACGTCGAGTTCATGGATGCGAATCCGGCTTATGATTACCATATCGACGGGACTGGCGACCCAACTAGAGCGTGTGCAGACATGGGCGACGCAGATCTCGGGTCTTTCTTTGAGAGGCCTATCCTCGTCAAGGAGTATTCCTGGGCCCCTGGAACGCTCTTTTGGGAGAGTTTCAATCCGTGGTCTCTGTTTTTCGACAATTCACGGAATGTAAACAGATTGGCCAACTTCAACTTGATGCGCAGTAGGTTGTGCATTAAGTTTGTGGTCAATGGAAACGGGTTCTACTATGGACGCCTGCTGGCTTCGTACAATCCGTTGCCGGATTTCGATCAGGTGACGAAGGATAGGGGGCTTGGTGTTGCAGTGGATTCTATTGGTGCGAGCCAGAAACCACACATTTACATCAACCCCACCGAGTGCCAGGGGGGTACGCTTTGCGTGCCATTTGTTCATTATCAAAATGCTTTACGTATTCCCGATTCGCAGTGGGACGAGATGGGCAAGGTTACCATTAGGCAGCTTAACATGCTCAAGAACGTCAATGTGGCACCTGCTGTAGGCCAGGAACTCACTGTTTCGGTGTTTGTGTGGGCTGAGGACGTGTCTTTGTCTGTGCCCACTTCTTCGAACCCCACGACCATCATCCCTCAAGGGTTGGAGGTTGTGATACCTCAGTCAGACGAGTATGGTGATAGCCCAGTTAGTGCTGTGGCTTCGACCGTAGCTCGAGTTGCTGGGCGGCTCAGCGACGTGCCAGTCATAGGCAGGTTTGCAAAAGCCACACAGATTGGCGCGGGGTTGGTTGGCGAAATAGGTAAGCTGTTTGGGTTTTCCAGAACGGCCATTATCGACCCTATCCAGATTTATGTCCCTCGCTTCGTGGGGGGCCTGGCCAACGTGAACACGCCTGATGCGACGAATAAGCTGTCGCTGGACGTTAAGCAGGAGGTCACCGTCGATCCGTCTGTCGTGGGCGTTAGCTCCGCGGACGAGATGGGCTTGGTGTCTCTGGCTAAGCGACAGTCGTATTACACCACTTTCCCTTGGCAGACCACTGGCAACACGTATGCGGGCCCCGGTACTAAACTGTTTCAGACACAGGTTATGCCGACGGTCTTTCAGACGTTGTTGCCCACTGCGGATCCATCCAATGAGTGGCACCTTATGCCGTGTGGCATGACCGCTCTTCCCTTCAAGTATTGGGGTGGCTCCATGGAGTTCAGGTTTCAGATTGTTTCCTCGAATTTCCATAGGGGGCGCTTGAGAATAGTGTGGGACCCTGATTCCTTGACTGGAGGCGCATCGTCCACTGGTTATAACACCATGTACACGCGGATAGTGGACATCGCGGACATGCGTGATTTCACGTTCAAGGTTGGTTGGGGCAAGGAGTACTCGTTTTTACCAGTGCGCAACCCTATGCAACTGGAGGACGGCTTGCCCGTGCCATCATTTGCTTATGGCGATAACGCACACCAGTCCTTAAGGGAAATATATGGGAATGGGACGTTGTCCGTGTATGTCGTTAATGACTTGACGACGCCAAATCCCGACCCTAGTGTGGATGCTAGCGTTGAGGTTAATGTTTTCGTGAACATGTGCGATGATGCACGGTTTGCGGAGCCTACTGACGCGGCTATAAGCAACATCAGTTATTACCCTCCTGTGGCGCCCATTCAGCCCCAGGCGCTTGAAGTCGTGCCGGAGTCGGATGAGCGCGTTGCTGAGGTGCAGCTGAGCGCGCCTGACAGTACGGACGTGACTACAAGTGTTGGGGCCAGTGGCAGCACCGACGATCACATTATGGATGTGTTTTTCGGCGAGCAGGTCGTGAGCATCAGGGAGTTGCTCAAGAGGTATTGTTTGCACTCTGGTGCCGTGACTGGGGGCACTGCGACTGAGAACGGAGGCTACACCATGAACCTTTCCCAGCCTGATTTTCCTTACTATAAGGGGTACTGCCCTAGCGGTCCCCATGACAGTGTGGATGGCAAGTTTGGGTATTGTCACATGACCTATCTTAACTATTTTGCCCCTTGCTACGTGGCTTACAGAGGTGGCATTAGGTGGAAGTATGTTGCCACACGCAATCCTTTTGCAAATGGGGCGAGCGGTACTGGTTACTCGACCACCAGCTTGGCGGACGTTTGTGCTAGTGTGACCCGTGATGACGGGACCACCAAGAGTCTGTCTGCTGTGCGTACTTATTCTCCGTACAGTTATAGTAGTGAGACTAGTTTGTTTAGGTTCTTGCAAAATACTGGGTTACCAAGTGGATTTGCTGATGTGGTCGTGAGCAATTTCCAATCTGAAGCAAATGGCGCGTATGTAACGCCGGTGCAGTTGAATCCTTCTTTGGAGGTTGAGCTGCCCTTTTACACAAACCGGAGATTTTTCAACGCCCGGCGCATAGATGTTGTTGATGTGCGCACGTTGAGCGATGAGAATCCCCCAACGCACAATTTGCAAGTGACTGGCAACAGGTGTGCCATCCTCGCGTACGTGGCTGCGGCTGAAGATTTCAGCTTATCGTTCTTCATGGGCGTGCCTGTCATGTATTCACAGGGAATGGACTCACCCAACACCTACCCGGCACCGCTCAATGAGTAGTGGGGGGGTGAGGGTGGAGTGAGCTGTAGTCCGGTCATCAAAAGATCCAGCGCGGGATCTCTCTCACATCGTGTGAGAGTTTTAAACGCCTTCGGGCGGCTTTAAACATAGTATATATAATGCTGCAAAGTTTTCAAGTCGCCCGTAAAACGGCGGTGGAATTTTTCTTTGTTAGCGCAAC